CACCTCTCTAGGAATTACTAACTACTCGCTATGAGCTTCTATTATTCGAATGTCCCTTCGGATCATTCTCCGTCGTGTGATGATGCGACGTTTACTGACACAACTTCTCAGCTGTTGTCAGCTCTTTCCGATATTACAAATATCAAGTCAACTGGAATCGCCCCGCGATATCTAGTCCATACAAGCTCTGTACCTTTATGTACAGTCTTTACTAATCATTACTCAAACTCAGTTGAAGTAACACATTCATGCAACAATTGCATGTATCAAGGTCGCCTAAAGCGATCACCTGAAAAGATCCATCAGAATTGTCCTTGTCGACAACTTGGTTTAGAATATGTCTGTTTTTCAGACTTTTTATTATCCTTGGTCCCCAACCTAAGGAAAACAGAACGAACAGGCGAGATTTACTCAAAACCTGAAGAATACACTTTCTGCCCTGACGCAGAATCTATTACCAGTAATGCATACCCGGCATCTGTTAAAAATCCAACAAGAGTCTCCTCTTGGGATAATCTTACTGCGGAAAACTTCCATGAAGTTTTCTTACATTTATATTGGTATTCAAAACACCATGAAGAATTTCGACTCAAATCGAAAATAAAGCGCCTATTTGGAATTCCAAAAGGACGAGATGAATTAAAACAAATTTTATTCACAATCGATGGGCTAATTATTAAACAATTTTTAGCACTTCCAGATTTTCAAGATACATACTCGAAACTCGCACATTCCACTGCAGGAATGTTTTCATCTCTAATAAAAGATTATCTTGCATTAGACAAAATAGATCCTGATACCGGAAAGGTATTAGAACCTGAAGATTCCAGCTATAAGAAATTAGCTGATTATTTTGATTATGTTAAGGAAACTTTCCATAATGATTCAAATTTCGTCCGCATGGACGTGTTTGTACGCGATAAAATTGTAAATTTTATTTTGGGTGACGCTCTTCAAAAATTAGAAGAGTGGATTAAAGAGTATTGGTCCGATTATGAAGAGGACTATACGGAAACATTAGGCTGGTACCACCGCATGATGATAATATCTCAGAAACGAAATATGGGATATCTACCTTACAATTTATCAAATTATAAGATGGAGGAGTATATAACAACGTTAACTACACCTATAGAAATTCCTGACGAGGAAATTTCATTTGCATGTAATATGCTAGAAAAAGGATTACAAAGTATTCCTAATAATATTTTTGCTGACGAAGCAAAAGCTGTTCCACAGATCGAAGAGATCAGTAATTTAATAGACCAAGTTGTCTTGAACTCTGAGTTCACCCTCAAAGATACTGCTTCTATCTCGAATACTCGAGAAAGAGGAGGAAAACTAGAAGACGCTAGATTGATAATCCGCCTTCTAATTGATACAAAAACGCAACTTCCACGTTACGATTTAAAAACCGGTTCAATAATCGATTATTATGATTGTTCTCTATTAGAACAAACTGAAGAAATAGATGAAATCATCTTTTGGTATTCATATCAGGTTAGTGTTAACTATCTGATAGAAAAAGAACTCTGGGATCCCAGTTTCTTTTATCATCTTCCTTATTCTGAAGACAAATATTTCCCTAACTACAAAAAGTTAATGGATTCGCAACTCTTAAAAATAAGAGAGCCCGGAAAAGATCGATTTTTAATTAAAACGAACGCATTATTAGCATGGGTTTTAACCCCATGTGCTAAACAAACCCAAGGAATTTTAGCCTTCCTCGAAGAACATCGTGAGGGCCTTATAGGCACCGCTCACGCGTGGAAATTTTACCAGGCGATAAGCCCGGAAAATGTACAAGCCGAATTTATGTATAACCGAAATCGGCAATTGAAAGACTCAATTTATTGTTTCTTTACAGACTGGTCGAAAGCTTCCGACTATCTTGATCGAAGATTAGGGATATCCCTATTTTCAACCTTCCTGGACCACGTATGTTATCCAAGATTTTATGGAGAGCTGGTATTAACGCTTCTCACTGAAGACCTGACGATGAATTATCGCCGAGTTCGATTCCGGAATAACCTCTTAGAGGAACGTTCTGAAATACGTCGTGGATTTATGATGGGAAATCCGTGTACTAAAACTATCTTGCATCTAATGCATATAGCATTTCTTACCATTGCCCGTGAGCATGGTAATCATTATAAAACTGTACGAAAATTTATCAATCCGAACAGCATTTTTAATTTCACGCTACCGAAAGGTAACGTAAAAACATTCAGGTCTGAGAACCTGCATGACAACTTCTCTCAAAACGAAGTTTCACACCCATGATCGCCTTCCGGCGTCATGCTTAACGTCTTAGTATCACCGCATGAGACGACAGCGTTGACCTGCTACAAAGCAG